GCCGTTCCGCTTGTGAATTCCACGGTTGACGGTGACGTGTTCACTGCGGTAATTTCCAGCGTGTCGGCTGTCCTGTTACCTTCCGCATCGAATCTTATTGCAACGGCAAGTCCGCCAACGCGGAAATCTGCCCATTCAGTTGTTGCCACATGAATGACGGCGTCGTTTATCGCAACGTCTTGGTCAATTATCCGCGCATCCCACCACAACGGAACGCCGAAAACCCTGCTATGCCAATCGAAAAGGAATGCATTTAGCTGGTTTCTGTCGATATCCCTTACAGATAGCGCTGTATAGCTGATTTCCTGACGTGGAAATAGTCGTGTTGAAAGCCGCTGTTCTGTTCCGTCCGACGCTTTCATGACATCAGTCAACCATGATAGTTTTTCGTTCATTACGCCGTCGCCCGGCGGTAACCCGAACAGAATAATACGGGTGCCAGTGATCGGAACAGAAACTGCCGTCACGTCGAAAGTGAAATCAAGCGTTCCGTTGATTGTCGGCGGTCCATTCGGTGAAATCTGAACTTCGACGTTGAAGGATGTCTGGTTGGCGATGGTTTTCGGGAACGTTGGCAGGTTGGCGATGGTTATTCCGTCGCCAGCGTTGTTCACAAACGCTGTCCAGTCCCTGTCGTCAATGCGGTAAGCGTTGTACAGTTCAAGGAACTGCGTTATTTCGCTGACTACATTACCCAAGTCAAGCCGCTGCGGGTTCACGTGGATTCGCTCAAACCAATCGAAGCCCATGCCCATTCCGTCAATCGGCGCTTGCCCAAGGTTCGCAGCGCGGTTTCCGCGATTCGCCGTTTGGCTATTCGCGAATACCGAAACAATCGAACCTTCCGTGACGCGTGTCTTTTTGAACAAGCGCAAGCCCAAATCGACCGGCTGTACCTGCCCGGCAGGGTACGCCAGCGGTGCGCCAAGGCTGAACTTCGCATGGAATCCGGGCCACGCCTGCACGGACGCGGCAAAAGATACCGTGCCTATGCCCTGTTGATTGGCGCCGCGAAACGTGGCCATTTTACGTCGTCACTTTTTTATAGGCAATGCCGTAGTCAAAGCTTTGTTCTTGGTTGAACGAACTGCCGTTGTTGCCCTTACGGGTTATCGGGAACACAATCCACGTGTCTGACGCAACGGTGATTTCTTGTCCGACGTTCAAACCTAGTAAGCTAATGCTGCGCATGTCCGGAATGTATCCCAGCAGGCGCGCACGGTCAGGGACCGAACCGAAATGCCAGTTATAAAGTGGAATCGGTATCAGCGGCTTAAAGCCATTCAATTGCGACGCACCAACCGCCATGAAATGCACGTTTTGTCCGTCCATCCATCCGCCCGGGAACACGTTGCCGATGTCTTCGCCATCGTTATCGTTGGTCGACGTGTTCGTTGTCTGGCGCAAGTATTTCGCGGCGCCGACTTGATCCGGTAACCCTTCGGCATGCATGCCGGCACCACGCGTCGCGTTGCCGGAATTTGAACCGCTCCACGCTGCGAGGTGGTTTAGGCTCGTTGGAACATCAATTGCTGCGGTTGTCTGATCCCAAAAATGACCGTGCGCGTACATTCCGCCAGTCCATTTCCCCAACTTTAACGATTGACCGAAACCGAAATGTCGGTATATGCCGGAATCTTTCTCAATAACCACGTGCACATAGTCGTCGTCTTCGAAAAAGTGGTATGACGGGTAAGGGCCCGGCACAAGGTTGCAGTATCGGCGCGATGTAATCGTGTTCGAAGTGAATTCGGAACCAATCTGACTCAGCAACGCTTGATCTATTGGCGACGCAACGTCCTGAATCATCGAAACTCCGATGTTGTTTGCGTCCCAGTCGCCATATAGTTTTGCGCTGACGCCAACCTTGGACCATATCGCCCGGTTATTGGCCGCGCTGAATAGCTCGGAAGTCCATCCCGGCGTACCGGTCAAGAACGTGTCCAACTTCGTCATTAAGTCTTCTGGGTCAGTGGCCGTGCCTGTCTGGTAGCTCATAATTTATTCATCCTTTACTGCGCCGAATTCCCATTGATCGGTTCGGTGGATATTCTGAAATGCAAGATACCGCTGTTGCGGACTTACGCCGTTATCAAAAATTTCGTCTTCCGACGTAACGCCGCCAGTTGCAGAAATCCAAAACACGCCCGAAATTTCGCCGATTGCCTGAATGCTTGGGTCGTTCCATACAATCGTCAACGGGTACAGCGGCGTAATATCGTCCGGGCTGCCGGGTGTTTGCGCCAGTAACGACGTCGGAGTGCCGCCCGCCGTAGCCGAAAGGAACTGTTGCCGCCACTCGCGGGTAGGTGCCGGTGGCGCGCTATCCGGTGGCCAGTCCGCACCAACAAACCCCGCCATCGGCCAGACGTTGCGGTCTGTCTGTTCCGCTTCGGCGCTACCGCTAACCCTGAAATTTTTGATCGGGTACCATTGACCGTCAACGAATCGCATGTACATGACTGATTCATTGCTGATAATTGGCAGTTCGGTATCATTTCCGCCGGGGTTAATCATGGACGAATAACGAAGAGCATTGCTATTGAACGCCACGGTGTCGTCGTGGGTACTGCCGCACACCATCAACGGGTAAGGATACTCGGTTTCTGTGGCGAACGGGTCAAGGAACCCGGCATGGAACCACTGGTACGCTGTGCCGGTTTTCACAACCATGACAACGCGACGTTCGTTCGCCCATATCCAGTATGTCATTGTTGTGTTTTGCAACGGAATATACGTTGGCGGGCTGGCGTCCGGCTGGTCTTCGAATACAACGCTGCCGACCGGGCTGCCGTCTTGGAATCCTGTGAAGCCGCGCAGTTCCCAGCCGAACACCCCTGCGCCCGGTTCTTCATAACTGCGTATCCCGAAATACAAGTTGCGGGTCGGGCTTCCGCCGTTGCTTGCGTCGCCTTCAAAAATCATTTCAGTAACGTTCGGCGAATTGGCGCCGACCGGGCTTGTCGACGTGTCGCGGACTGTAATCCACGAAATCGTCGGTGATAATCCGGTGATGAAATCACGGAAGTCTGTCATTAAATCAAGATAACTATCTGCCGTACCTGTTATTTTTGCCATTAGCTTAAAGCCCTTCTGACTGAATCGGGGTTTGACTGAATCACATTAAGGATAGCTTTCTGCCCCTGTGCGCTTTCCATGGCCGCCGGAATAGCCGACGGGTCCGTTACATTTATGATTTCGACTGGCACGTTTACGTTCGGCGCCGCGCCGGCACCCTGCCGCATTTCACGGTTTGAAACAACCTGACCGGCTTCGCGTGGTATGAATGCTTCCTGCCCGCGCTCATTCACCATTGATCCTTGACCGGCAACCAACGGGCCGCCAGTCTGACGACTGGTAAAGGCACCTGCCACGGCACCAAGAATTCCGCCAGCGCCAGCGCCGGCACCACCAGTCGCGACGTTCAATATACCCGAAAGTATCTGCTGGGACAAGGCTTCCGCCGCCATCCTGCGCAATGCATCGGCAAAATTCGACACCAGCCCTTCAAGCCCTTCGTCGAACGGGTCAAACAGGAAGTCCGCAAACGCCGATTGAATGTTGCGCGCCGCCTGTATACTGGTCTGTTCAAGGAACGCGGCAAGTTCGCCGCTCGCTTCGCCAGCGCTGCGCAGTTGCTCGGCTGCGTCTTCAACAGACCGGGCAAACGTTTCCTGCGTAATGAAACCGCCTTCCAGCAGTGCCGCAAGGTTGTTGACTGTGTTTGCGTACTCTTCCGCCGGCGTCAGCGCCGCTTCCGTCACCCGGGCACCTTCGGCAAGCATTGCATTGTATGCCTGACCTGCCGGCGTAGCGGCGGCGTACGTGCGCCCTGCGTCATTCAACGCAAGGTTGAACTGTTCCTGTGTGATCCTGTCAGTAATCAGTAATTCGTCAAGCTTGGCAAGCTGTTCTTCGTACACAAACAGCGGGTCAATCTGCCTGCGGACGCTATCCGCCAGTTTGTCAAGGCTTGCTGACAGCTTGTCCGCCTCTTCCGCTGCCTTCGGGTCAATGATCGTGGCAGCGCCGGCGCCGGTGGGTGCAATATTAAGGTCAAGTTCCGCCGCGGCTTCAAATAACTGTTTTCGCTCTTCAAAGGCGTCGCGCTCGTCGCTCAGGAAATCGGTTATCGCCAAAATTTCGGCGTCCAGTTCTTTTTCGATTTGAACACGCTCATTCGCTGCCGCTTCCGCCACGGAATCGTCGCCGAATATCGTTGCAATGGTGCCAACGATAGTATTCTGCAACTGGTCAAAGCGATTGTCCAGGGTGGTCAAGGACAAGGTTCCTGCGCGCACCAACTGCGTGAACGAAAATGCCAAATCTTCTATGCTGTCCACGTCGTCGTCGATCGTTTTGCCCAGTATAACGAAGCTGCCGGCAAGGTTGCCAGTGACGCCAAGCGTCTGATCAAGTCTACCAGATAGCCGAATAAAACTGTTCTGTAGTACGGTCAGTGATTTATCGACTGTATCACCCATTAACCCTACTTCGTCACCAAGTACAGAAGCTTGATCCTGAAGTGCACCAAACACTCTCCTTGCCGTAAGTTCCCCTTCAGCGCCTAGCTCGCGAAGCTTGCCAATGGGCACGCCTAAGCCGTCGGCGATTGCCTGCGCCAACCGTGGCGTCTGTTCCAGTACGGACCGCAGTTCGTCGCCACGTAGCGCGCCGGACGCCAAACCCTGCCCCAACTGCACAATGGCTGCGTTCGCTGAATCGGCTGATACGCCTGAAATCCTTATTGCCCGTGACACTGCTTCAGTCACATCAAGCACTTCCTGCGTACTTTTGCCAAGCGCGTCACTCGCCCTGGCAACACGCTGATATAGTTCGGCGGTCGACTCGAAGCCTACCCTGGCGTCCTGTGAAATCGCAAAGAGGTTTTCGGTGACCGCCGTAAGCTCTTCAGTGCCGTCTGTAACGAGTTTTAAGCGGTTGGAAATTTGGGTGTATGCATCGGCTGCCTGTATGACTTTGACCACGCTGAACGCGCCAGCAATGACGCCTGCAAGCTGTCCCAGCGCTCGCCCGGACTCGTTGACTCGCCTTATCGCCCTGTCTTGGCGGCGGAAGCCCTCTTCCGAATCGTCGGTTGACTGGCGGATATCATCTAACGACCGTATGACGTCACGGGCGCCACGTCGGGCGCCAGAACCGTCAATTTCAACTTCAAGTGTTGCCATGCTTCGCGTACCACTTCAGATATACTGTGTCAAGTTTACCGACGTAAAAAGCCAAGTCGGACAGATCATCGTCGCGGAAGCAGTGTACCTGTGCGAAAGCAACGATTTCCGTGTACCTTATCCCGAACGGTCCTGAAAGTGACCATTCCCGTGACCTGTCCAAGCTTGTGAATCCATTCCAATAGTCTAACAGATACGGCAGTATTTCGGGACGCTTTGCCAGTGCGGACGGCATTTTTCCCGTTTTTTCGTAAATCTGCTGATACTTGCCAAGGAACTTTCCGTATTCAAGGTTCCATTCCAAGGCGTTGATCAGTTTTTTTCGCCGGCCTCCAGTTCCTGAGCCTTGTACGTTTCCATGCTTGACGCGATTTCAAGAACAAGCTTGCGGAAGTCGCGAATATGCAGGTATTCCTTTGCGGTTTCAATGGAATACGGCACGTCCTTGTCGTCAGCGGTGACGCCTTCCCAGCCAATAAGGATCGACCGGGCTTCAACGTCAACCATAATTTCAAGGCTCGATTCGCTGTCCAGTACCTGCCGCTTGTGTGGTTTCATGGCGCCGCGCAACAGTTCGTTGTACCGGTCGTTGTACATGCGTGCAACGCAAAGTTTTGTTCCGCCGCCGATATCAACCCATACGCCGTTGTTTTCCAACGATTTGTCAGTGGTGAAAGTCTTGGTAATGTCCATTCTATAGCTCCCGAAAGGTGCGGGGACACAATGTCCCTACGTTAAAATCGCCAAAGTTTTTGTTTCGTTACAGTTTCAGCTTTCAGTTTATCATATTCAACCCCGCAGTTTTTCATTATCAGCGGTATTTCTTGGCTGTCGCCTCTTATAAAATCGTCCATGTCAATCGTATACTCGCACCTGTCTTTCGCCACGGCGAAATATTCTTTCACAAGGTCGCTAACAGTTTCGCGTGTAATATCATAACTACGCGATAGCCTTTCCAGCATAGAATCAACTGTCCGATCTATCCGCCGGTGGGCAAACACCCACTGCGCGGGCGGCATTTTCTCCTTGAGCCAAAGATACGTAGAGGACTTCATAACCACATTTCCATGAAGTCTATTTGCGCGCAAAGCTTCCTTGAATATCGCTGGCCATCTATCGTCAGGAACGAATTCCTTGCCGCTAAATGGCGACCATGGATCGCCGCCTCGTTCTTTTATGTAGCGCTTGACGGTTAGGTTGATGTGCGAGTTTTCGTTATTACCGAAAGGTCGTCGTAATGATATCGTATTATTATTTGACGCGGAGACAAATCCATGTTCAGAAAAAACAGAGGATAAAACGCTGCTCCCGGTGTTCCCCGGTGTACAAATAAAGACAAGGTTCATAGGATAATTGTAGACGTTAAGGTGGCGGGGACACAGCGCCCCCGCCTTGTCTTACCCGGCTATTACGCAGTGCCTGCCGGAATTCTGTTGATAGCAACCATGAAATCGGACGCCGGGTCACGCTTCGACTCGAATTCAAGTGAAACGATAACGTCTTGATCATTGCCGCCTGCCACAACTTCGCCGCTTGTGAATTTCACGGCCGGGAAGTCGAACACGTACGAATCGCCGCCCAGTGTCGCCCGGAAGCTGACAGATGTCGTCAGGAAGTCCAGATACAAGTCGAACAACGCCCGGTTGCGGAAATACGCTTCAATCGTGCCGCTGACGTTCGTCCGGCCAATGCCGATGCCACCCAACGCAAGCGAACCGATGCAAGGCTGGTCACGCAGGTTGTTTTCGACAGTGAACTGAACGTTTGTGAAGCATGCAGCCTGATCGGTGATTTGTTCGCCATTGATCAGAATGTCAGTGATATTGTCCACCGCTGACATTACGTCGTCCGAAGACAACGCCTGCGTCTGGCTGCCGATCGACGTGCTGCTGGCAATCAACTGTTTGCCTTGGAACGTAAACGATCCGTTGATAATCGCGCCCGGCGCAATGTTCAGGTCCATCGACCCTACGCGCATACCGGAAAAACGCTGGATTTCCAACGGTGACAAGTCCGAAAACAGCTTTTCAATCTGGAAGCTTTTCCGCGTGGTGCCGTTGCGGATAAACTGCCCCCTGATCTGGGCGCCGGTAATCGTTTCAACGCTCGGTGGCGCCGGGCTGACGGTAATACTTTCCGGGCTTGCCGTGCTGTCGACTGTAAGAACCTTGTAAAAACCGTCGTTCGTCGGTGATGCTAGCGAACCTACCAAACGGATAAACTGCCCGGCAACAATGTTTTTGAACGGGTCCGGACTGCCGCCGCCAACGTTTGTGAAAATCGCCGTGTTGTTCTCAGGCGACGGAAACGAAATGGCAATGTCTGCCGTGTCGTTGACTTCGGTGGAAAAATCGTCGTACAGTGCGCCCTCAAATAGAGGGTCGTGTGAACCGAACGACAGTTCAATGCCTGCGTCACCGCCCGCGCCAACCTGCGTGCGGATAATGTCGGCAACTTGGCGGTCGCTTCGAATTTCTTCGGAAACGGCCGTTTCAGTATTCTGCGTCAAAGACTCATTTGTGAAACGAAATTCGGATAATACCAACGGGCTGGCAACCGGGATTTCGCCCCACGCGGTTTCTGCGACGAAGAACAACTGGACAGAACTTGAGTCTGACATCTTGTTGAACTCCCTTGTTTAGTTAATCAAGGTGTTGGATTCGCAATCAAATCGTCAGCCTGATAAGGGGTTGACGCGTTAAATTGGGTCCATGCACCATCTATACCCACACGTGTTAGTCCCGTTCCCCGGAATATTACGCCGTTCACTGTTCGGCCCAGATAGATCGCGCTGACGCTATCCGCAAGTTCCCGGGCTGTTCCGTCACCGCTCCCGGCGGGTACGAATATTTGCACAACTACCATACCGACGCGGCGAAATCGACGCGATTTCCCCATGCTTACCTGAGTCTGGGCGCCGGATAGTGTGTTGACTCTCACCCACGGTTCGTCGTCTGGCGGATTAAACTCGACGTCGCCGAACGAATATGGAACCGTTGGTTGCAAAACGGGCCATTCAGCGTCAAAGCGTTGACGAATTGTCTGTGCGTCTGCTGAATATCCCATAAGTTCCTATTTTACCAGTTAAGTGAACTGACTTTCAACCTCAATGATGGAAAGTTGTACCATGCCTTGCGGTGCCTGCGTGCTGCTACCATCTTCGAGGAACACGATATACTCAACGTTATTGTACAGAATGACCGTTGAAAACGGTTTTACATTCGCCAGTTCAACAAGCCCGGCTGATTCCACGGCGCTAACGGACCCGCCATCAATGCTCGCGTTGCCGGCTGCCGTGTCGACGGCAACCTGCCAGTTGTTCTGCGACCTACCAGTTTTGACGGGGTTTTTTTGGACAATAAGTGCAAGCAACTGAAACGCAACTTTTTTTATTAATTGCGCGTGCTGCTCAAGGGTCAGGTTTTCGAACCGCTTCAGGTCAAGCTTGAACTCTGCCCCATTCTTGAAGCGCCCCTGAGCCATTACACACGCAGCTGCAGTTCATAGAACGCGATAACAGTTCCGGCGGACTGCGGGCGAATTCGCACAATCTGATAGTCGACGCCGTCCTTAACGAACCTGTCGCCTGTCTTCGGCGACAATCCGTCGCCCTGTATCAGCGTGGAAAGGTCCTGCGTCTGAATCACACTGTTGTCGATTCTGCCGACGGCGTACGGTTCCGGCGGCGTGGCTATCACGCCAGTTTCCGCGAATGTGTCGGTTGTATTGCCCGTTGCCGGGTCAAATGTCTGTGATATCGTTCGCAGCACTGCCGGACCGCCAAAATCGTTAATTAAGCGCGTCGCGACTTGCTGCAAGCCGTCCAATAATCCTGGCATATCAGTTCCTTGATAGTCTGCCCACAGTTCCAAATGCGGGGTTTAAGAATGGCTCAATCCGTTGCATAGCATCCCAATATTGAATAGTCTGACGCGCACTGCCGCCGTCTGCGGGCGTCATGTATTGAACCTCAAGGCTTCCGACCTTTTCTTTGCTTGTTTCACGACCTAGCGGTGCCTGCAATGTCACAGTCAGCCCGCTTGCGACATCAATCTGTGCGCGCGCCAGAAGCATTTGCGCTTCTTTTGTTTCCTGCGGAATTTCGTTTTCTGGAATAAAGTACGTATCCTGAAACGCAAGTGGCACGCCTACTTGATTGAAAAATGGGTCGAAAAAATCAACGACCGGTACGCCACGGCGCGGCCAGTCGCCCGATTGGGTCGCATCCACACGGCTACCCAACCACCTAAGCCGATATTGCTGTATTAGGTAACGCCAAGCATTCACTAGCGACGCATCTTTGTTGTTGTTCGTTACCCCCGCCCAAACTGTGTCGTTGACGTCTTTGAAATAATCGTTCGTTTCTGAACGCGTAACATACGAGTTAGCGTTCGGGACAACGGTTCCGTCTTCAATTATTAAAGCCATTTATCGCCTCTGCTTTTTGGGCTTGCGTTTTTTCGGTGGTTTATATTTTAAGGCTATCACGATTTTGTTATATCCATGATCGTAGTGAATATTCCCTTGCCGATCGTTCGTATAATTCCGCCAAGGTCGATCATTTGAATATCGTAGTACAGTTCCTCCGGTGCCGGTAGCGCATTCGATTCCGCCAGTGAAGGGAAGAAGTCAACAATTCCGGCATTGGTCGGGGAGCCTATAATCCCGCCCATGCTTAATAGTTGCCCGGGGACAGGGGACGCTGAGATAGGGTCCTCGTTACTGTTCACGGTCATTATGAACGTGTAGCCGGTAATATCTAGTGGAACCAGCAAGTTAGGGCTGGCATTCGTATCTAACACCTCGACCTTTATCCGTATGGCTTTTGTATCACCCCGAAAGTAACAAATTTCGCTTGATATTCCAAGTACGCATGCCATCAGATTGTTTCCACCACTGTTATTGTGAGTGCGAGTTCAATAACGGTTACCGCCAATCCGTCAGATACCTGTGAGGCGGTTAAACCGTCGTCAACCAATGATACTACAAGCGTACCGGGAATAGTAGTGACTCGCCTAAATAAAGCTGGTTGATGTCCGTTGAAAATGATAGCGCCAGCGATCGACGTTAATGTTTTGCCCAATACTACAGTAGGTTGTTGACCGTTGAAAATTATCTCGCCGGCAGCCGCTTGACCGATGAAAGCGTCTCCGCTAACTACCGAAGGTTGCTGACCGTTGAAAATTATCTCGCCGGCAGCCGCTTGGCCAATAAAGGCAGCCCCGATTACAAGCGCCGGTTGCTGACCGTTGAAAATTATCTCGCTGCTTGCCGCTTGGTCGATGAACCCGCTAATCGTTACGGGTTGCTGTCCGTTGAATACAATTGTGCCTGTTAGCGAAGAATCAACAAAGCCAGATATTACAACTGGTTGCTGACCATTGAATACAATTGTGCCGCTTGCGCCCTGATCAATAAAGCCGGCGCCTGTTAGGAGCGAGGGTTGTTGTCCGTTGAAAATTATTGTGCCGGCGTCCCCTTGCCCTGTCTCGCCAACTTGAACACTCGGCTGCTGACCATTGAAAATAATATTGCCGGATAATGCTTGGACTGCGGTACCGACCAATAGTGCGGGCTGCTGGCCGTTGAATAATATTGTCCCGCTGACACCCTGATCAATAAAGCCGGCACCGACCAATAGTGCGGGCTGCTGACCATTGAAAATAATATTGCCGGATAATGCTTGTTTTATTTCCCCGACCACAGCTGTCGGCTGTTGACCGTTGAAAATTATGTCGCCGGCGGACCCTTGCCCAATAAACGAATCACCGGTTACTAGTGCGGGCTGCTGACCGTTGAAAATTATGCTTCCAGCGGCGGCTTGGAGTATCGTTCCGACCTGCGCTGCCGGTTGTTGGCCATTGTACAGGATAGTTCCGGACGTACCCTGCGCAGCTATGCCGCGAGCTGTGGCGGGCTGCTGACCGCTGTATAGGATATCGCCGGCTGTCGGTGTAAGGCTGTGACCGATAACAATCTGCGGCTGTTGACCATTGAAAACTACCGTGCCGGAATTTGCGGTACCGGAAACCCCGATATTGACTGCTGGTTGTTCCGCTGTGTAAATAACATTACCAGCATTTGCCGGTAATACTTCACCAACATTTAACGTCGGCGCAGCTCCAGTGAAAAGTATAATTCCCGCTAGAGCTGTTGCAATGAACCCTGCCGGCGATGGAATTGACGGCGACGTAACGGGGGAACCTTCAGGTGTCGGTATTTCAAACGCGCCGCGGTCATCAGTCAAAGGACTACTTAAACCCTGCGGCCTAGACGTACCAACGATGTCCACTGATAGTGCCGTCGACCCTGAGTCTTCTGCGTCGTTTTCGTCGTTTGTTTTTAACCTGAGATCATAAGGTGCCGATGTTACATCTTCAAATACAACCCAATCACCAATACCCGGGGTATCGCTATCTGTTTCTGTGCGACTCGCTAGATTATCGCTGCCTGAATCAATATTAGTAGCAATAGATCCATCTGAATCAATACAATAATTTATAACCCAATTACAAGCTGGTGGATTGTTGGAATCTACGAAGTCTGCCTGTGTATTTCCTACAGATACAGTATTTGTAACAGACATGTTGACAGTAGTAGTAGCTTGTTGTCCACGAATTCCGCCCGCAACCCGTGTGCCCGCGTCTAACGCGCACGCATAAATAGTACAGCTGTCTACATCACAGGTATGTGTTCCAGATCCGGCTGCGTAGTTCTGTACATGAACGCCTGCACGCGCCCAGCCGGTTATAATCGAGTTAGTTATATTAAGTGTGCGCGCTGTATTAGCTGTATATGTCCCATCTTTCTGGTTTGTTGTCGTCGTCGAATGGATTATGCAAGAATCAATATCGACGTCCGCGCCCTGATAGTCGATAGCTTCTTGCGAAGGTGTCGTGCTGGTTGATATAAAAGCGATGCCTGAAATTGTACACCCTGAAGCATTAACGTCTACGTTATCAGACGCGCCGCCGTATACATGCCGGTAGTAATCAGTCGCTCCAGTACGTGTTTCTTCAATCAGAAAGCCGGGGTGCTTCGACTCTGAATCAGTGGTTATTATTAAATTTGTATCAGATATCGTACAAGCTGTTGTATCATCTACCGACCACGTTCCTTCGATCGATATAGTATCGCCGGAAGTTGTGCCGGAGTCAGCTAGCGCGGAAGCTAACGTGGAAAAGTCACCGGCTGGCGAGGAACCAGATTGCCTGACGGTGATAGTCGCCATTATTCAGTCAGCCGATTTATTACTTTAGCCTGAATTTGCGCAAGCGTCTGGTTTACCTTGCCGCCGGCGGTCAATGCGGCGTCGACATCGGCTGAGGAAAAATAATATAATCGCGGCTGTAGTGCATCTTCTGCTTTGTCAAGGAAATCTTGTTGCAGGAAAGATAGCGTGACTTCCGCTGCTGGCGAAATGTCAAGTTTCAGTAGGGGTTTAGGGAAATCAAGCTCTGCGTATTCATGGTTCACATTATCATAGTCGTGAACCACTGCGCCGTAAGTATCTATAAGGTAATCCCTGAAGTCATTGCGGAAAGCCTTATCGATGCCAAATACTTGGCGCACTTTTGGGTCAACTGAAATACGAATCCGCCACCCTGCCTGCGTATTAGCGAGAATATCAAATTCAAATTCTCGTTTCCATGCCGCCATATACTGTTCAATTTGAGCAGCGCTGGAATCAGTTACGCGTACAATAACCCAGTTTGGCGGACCTTCCTTGGCGCCCCAAAATACAGGATCATCTTTTACAACGACAGGGTCGCCCTTAAACCAGACGCCACCCGGTTTATCGGTTGCTTTGACCAAGATTTCGCAGGGCATCGTGTCTCCTGATACTATACGCCGCCCTTTGGCGGCGTACGCTCTCCGTGATGTAAGTTGCCTAGATAGTCTCCGCCTTACTGTTGAAACGCGGTGAACCATCCCTCTGCCGGCTGGTTGATCCTGAAATCGGATGCTGTAGAACTAGGGTCACCGGGATCTGGGGATGCCACTTCAAGGTCAACGTACCATGCCAGCTTGGTGGTTGCATCATTTACGAATGACCCCGGGGTATCAGGCTTCACACACAGCAGGTATTTAGCCGTCACTGTTACGCTTGTCCCGAAATTCGCATCGTCACTGTTGTAGCGTGTCCGTGTCGGACTTCCAGAAACTGTTATAGTTCTGGTCGTCGCGTCTATCGGAGCGCCGTCTCCGGCCACAATTTCGCCAGTAACGTCTGTCATGTCGTCATGGACAAAGTTCGGTGTATATGCGCTTGATGCCAGCACAAACATGAACGCCCCAACGTCAGGCGTGTCCCACGGTCGGCAAGGGGTAGGCGAACCTGGATCAACGCCAGATAACCGCTTGATTCCGTTTGAATAAAGTTCAGTGGTTCCTACAGTCATTTTAAATTTACTCCAAGCGTCTAAAAATAAAGATAATAATCAGTATATCATACTGATTACAATAAAACCTCATAGAAATTAAACTCGATCGAATACCGAATGTTTCCGTTAGACAGGTTGTCGATATGCACCAAATAATCGTGATGTGGTGCAAGTACGAACTCGCGCCCAGCCGCCTGATTTAGTATTTCTCCGCCGGAACCAATCGGAATAAATCTTTGCAAATCAGGGTTTCCGCCATCTTCGACGATGTCAACGTCCTTGAAAATCTCGCATTCTGGCGTACGAATGCCAGTCAAGGGTAAGATGTGATTAGAAATAGCCATTTCCGTTCCGACGAAAGGGCTTGCGATAACTGGCGCGCTGTTTATATCTAGGTCCAGTGCTCCCGCTGACCACGCTGAAATGTCCAAGTGTACGCCGTGTATGCCCGTTCGAAACAAGTAATTCAGTGTTACCATAGACCCTAAATCTCGCCGATCGGAGGCAATGAAATATTCGCCTTTGTGAATAATCCAGTGCTCCCATTCTATGACGCGCTGACTTAGAACGGTGCTTTGTGGTCCGGATACTAAACTCTTATTTAACGGCATTTCAGTAACTCCTTATACTGATTAAACTAACTCCATGCAGATAAAGTCTTTCCACCTGTTCAGGATGGAAAATTTTCGGCCCTTCACGAACCGTTTGACATTGATAAGGTCGCCCATGACCCGCGCACCACGCACAAAATGTATTGTACCATAGTCCACGCTGGTTTCACCAAAGCATACCAAACAACCGACGTCGGAAAGTAAGGCGCCATGCCGCAAGTTCACGTTGTCTGGTAAGTCAGGTTCCTTCCGGGCACTGGCGCCAGCGAACATCGACGTGCTATACGTGAACTGGTTCACATACAATTCAACCGATTTTACGCGTTGCGATATCAGATCAATGTCCAGGGTGTGCCCAATAACAACCGTGCAGCCCAGCTTGATAGCCGGACCGCGCAGGTTCTCAATCAGGAAGCCGTTACGACTCGGTATTGTCCGCGTTTCCTGCGGAATTCCCGTCCGTAATGTCCGCAGGTCCTGCGGTTTCGCCGGCTGTTCCGCCGTCGGGGTATGCTTCAGGTTGTCCCAGAAGTCCGTTAACCTGTTGTTCAGCGTCGTTTCCAGTTGGTTTTTCATCGGTGCCGCCCAGCATGGTTGCAAAAGAGGTGGTCGGTTCGACAAGGTCAAGCTTGGTAATCTTGCCGTTGTCGTCGAAGAACACGACTTCACAGCCGGCGACGCCGTCTTGCTGGTATGTGCGTCCGATCAACCTAGCGTTTCGTGCGCTCGCCTGAATCAGTACGGCATGGCAAGGCAGGACATTATCTGAATTTACGAAAAAGCGCTGGTCAATAAGGTGTGCGTGTGACTTCTGGTTGCGGATACTGGCTGCCATGTCCTTGACAAGGCTTTCAAATCCGTTAGTGAAATAGATTTTTGCAACTCGACGGTCGCTATTGATATCGAAATCATCTGACATTCTGTGTGCTCCATTCAAAAATAGAAAAAGTTAGCGGGGACCGTTAAGCCCCCGCGAACCATCTTACCTTTAGAACGTGCGGATTGCAACGCCGGACAGGTCTTTGATGCTGTCCATTACGCTGTCCCAGTTGGTCGAAGTGGCCAACGTGGTGTCATCCGGGTTCACGCCGCCATTAGCGACATCGTGCTTGAAGCCCTTGCAGCTTACGTTGTAAGCGAACTCGCCCTGCAACCGGGTAACAAGGTTCTGCTTACCGGTAACAACTTCGTTGAACAGGGTAGGCGCTTCGCTGTCTTCGAGAACAACGCCGTTGGTGGTCAGACCCAAAGTGGTGTACTGAGCACGTTCGGGCGACTCAACAGTTGCGACCAGTGCGGCGCTGTCAGTGATAAGAACCGGACGGTTCAGAGTCACAGCGGTTGCGCTGGCAACGTTGAAGTTCGACAGACCGTCGATGTTGCGGATAATCTGATCTTTCACCAGATCGTAATAAGGCTTGCTGTGCATGACCCACAACACAACCTTGTCCGCAGCGTCGCCGAAGTTCGCCAAGCCGTTTACCAGATCAATGGTATCGAGCGTGGTAGGCGGGGAAGCTTCGCCGTCGGTCAGCAGTGCAGCCTGACCCACGATGGCAGCCAGAACCGAACGTAGACCGGTGTCAAGCTGTTCGACCTGCATAGCCTTGGCAATCTGCTCGCCCAGAAGGAACGAAAGAACTTCGAAGTCAGGGTTCTGACCCATTTTCTTGAAGCTGTCAAGCGTCTGGTCGATAGGACCGATACGACGGTTAACCTTGACGCTGATGTGCTCGTCGGCAGGGACTGCACTGGAATCAACCGCCGGGTTTGCCGGGGATACGTTGACCAGACGGCGACTAATCAGGTTCGAAACGTTCTTGAAGAACGATTCCTGATGGAAGTCACCCATACGCAGTTGCGTAACAAGGCGAATTGCGTTCAGTGAAGCAGCGTTGAACGCGTCGGTGTTCTGCGTCAGGGTTTCCACCAAGCCGCTATGAACAAGTTCGGGATAAATGAGACCTTCAGGCAGTCGACCGACCGCCGCAAAGGATTCGCGTGTACCTTCAGCCATTTTAATAGCTCCTTAAATCAAATAGTTACGTTAGGCTGGTAACTTTTGATACTCCGCGTCGCCGTGGGAATTGATAAAGTCCACTTTTTGGCGGGGTGTCATGCTACCGCGTTTCAAATCTGAAGGTATCCCACCTTTGCCGCCTGCACCACCTCCAGCGCCGCCGCCCGGTGGGGTCCCGCCCCCCGAACTTTGAGCACCAAGAAAGGCGCCTGCAAATGTGTCCTGCTCCCGTAACTCTTTCACGAAATCAGAAACACTGATGAACTTACCGGCACCGTCAACACGCGGATTGCCTGCGTCGTCGACTACCTGCACGTTAAACGTACCGTTATCGTCCTGTGTAACTTTCACATGCTCTCGCACGTGCGGTTTTAGCAATGTCGCGTTGCCCTTTTCCGCCGCAATGGCTGTGACCACTGCGGAATCAATCAACTGGTTGTCATACGCCTTGGTAAGGCTCGCAATCGTGGCATCTTTGGCAGCCACGGTCTTGTCGTGCTCGGTGACAATCTGAATTTTCAGCTTGTCCCATTCGCCAGCCTTTTTGGCGCGCTCTTCCTCAGCATGCGCCTTTTCGTCGCGAAGCTTTAGCAGCTCATCAGGATCGAAACCCCCGAACTGTTCTTGCAACTCGCGAACCTGCCGCGTTGCGTTGCGTGCGTTTTCGCGCTCTTTACCAAGTGCGGACTTCAAACCGTCCACGTTTTCGACTTTGTCTTTAGCCACAAAGCCACCCAGAATTTTAAGGCTGTACCCGCCTTCGGTCTGGACGTAATCGTCACGTAAACTTTCGCTTACGCCTTCCAAATCAGTTACAAAAGCTTCAATCGTCATTTTATACCGTCCCGGTTAAGTTTTTAGAGAATACTCCATTATTATACTGAAATCCATTTTACTTTTGCAACCCCTTACGCAAAAAAGTTTTTGCCCAGTCAGTGAATAGCTGCGCCCACCAGATCGCCGTCAGCTTGGTACCGTCGGTGGCGGTGCAACTTGATTTGTGCAGGCGCCAACTTACCCGGCCATCGGGCAGTTTGACACCTGTTGCGGAAATGTTTATTTCGAAGTCTGGGTTAATTCTGTGGCGGCGTGCTGTGACGTCGTCCATTATATCTCGGCAGGTCCAGAAACGTCGTCCGGTATTGGCGTGTCTGGTATTTTTTCGCCAGTGGTCAGCGCCTGCGCAAGTGCAGTTTCCGGGTCAGTAAGCCCAATAATCGTCGGGTCTTCCCCGAAGACATCGGCGTATTGCGACATTAAGTCGTTAAGTTGTGCGCTCATATCTTGCCACCATTTTTAAGTAAGTTGTCAACTTCATTGAAAAATTTATCGTGTCCAAGTGCGCGAACCACCTTGGCCCAGCCCGGTTCCGCTCCAATCATCGCGGTTGCGTTGGCGAAAGCTTCGGTCGTGCGCTTGAATATTCCCGGCTTGTAGTAACCGGGCGAATGTCCATACCCGACCTTGTTCTGCGTTATGGCGCCGTAATAATCGGCTATATGCCCAGAAATGCCGGACTTGAAATACTGCGCCCGTTCCCATACTTGTTCGATGTAAAAATTGGCGTTCTTCGTTTCGATCGCCGACAACAACATAGCCATTTTGTTCCGCATAATCACATCGTTGGGCGATTCCACTGTAGCACCCATGTGTTTTCGATGCAAATCACGCATGCCACGATAGCTAAGCCCATGTTTTTTAAACTGAGTTTCCAAATACGCTATTCCGCCGTCCATCGCCCCCTTGACATGCTTCTGAAATATTTCATTCGCCTTGTCGAACGCTACCGACGGTGTGCGCCCGCCGGCACCCTTGTTCACGCTGCGCGTATCCGCGCCGAACGCTTTCAGGAAATCGCCTTGCGCGCTGACATGGTTCCGGCCCTTTTTCCGCAGCCCTTCAGGCAGTTGTCGTGCAAACTCCCGGTCCAAGTGGTGCCCGTATTCATGGCGCCATGTGCTTCTATCCCGCAGGGACCCAGTCTTTGTCGCGGCGTCCATATTAATTGACGACTTGCCCGGCAGGAAGTACGCGCCGTCTGCCTTGTTGGTAACTTCCTTCAGTGGCGGCGTCTGGCGTATAGTCTTTCGCACGTACCCGGGGGAATCCTCCCAACTGGTCGACTGCCACCGCTTAGCCAATACCGGCTCGCCTTCCACACCGAATGTCGGTGGTGGTGCCGCTGCCGCAGTGACGCCGGCTGCCGCCGCCCTGCGTGCCCGTCGTTGGTCCGCAACTGCCAGCAACTGTTCAGTCGTCAGTGGGTTACCCCGGAAATCGACCAATTGCTGCAAGGTCACCTTGCCTTCGCGCCACGGTTGCGCCTTCGTCACCCCCAAAATGTCGTTCTGGAACGCTACGGTTTTCGATTTAAGGAATGCGTCAAAGGTCGTGTCGTCCGGTACCTGCCCGTCCATGCTTGCCCGGGTGCTTGCCGACAGTTCCTTGGCTGGTATGCCAAGTTCTTCCCAGCTCTTCAGGACTGGCACCAGTGTTGACCGGCAGTTGAAATGCCGTGGCGGTCCGGCGTTGAACGGCAGGGTTGACGGCGGTATAGGCTTCTTCGTTACGGTGTCCCATACTTGCCCGTCGTACGCAATGCAAATCTGGCTTGTTTTGTTGTCGAGGGTGCTTATCTGCTTCATTGCCTTGACAACATCGGCGTTCGCCTCGAATGACGCAATGCGGGCTTCGTTCGTTACCTTGTTGAGCGCGGTACGCGCAAGGGTATTGGCGTGTTTCTTGCTTGTGTCGATAATGCCGTTGACTGGCACGCCAGCGATTGTACCGCCGGTAATGCGGGTCGCCGCCTGCGCGCTCGATTCCCCGTTTTCAAGGCTTGTGCGCATTGCGCGCATGAACTGGCTGTGCGTGTTGTTCGATTGCCTGCGCCACCATCCCAGCGGTCGGGCGCCTTCGATCAGGACATTGCTGGCTATGGCGCGCTGCGTGTTCGCGTCAAGCTCGGTGCCTTCAAATTTGATTTCCTTCGCCACAGCCGGAAATTATCCCCGCAATAGACGCAGGAACCGACCGGCGGTTGCCGCAATATCGTTCAGGTAGGATGCTCGCGACGTCTTGCCCTTCATTGCCTTGGCGCGATATTGTGCGGAAATTGCCACGGTTCGCAAGTATTGATCCATGGGCAGGTCATTCAAAACTGCGTCGATTTCGTCTTGCATCATGGTATATTCTCTCCCAAGGAACTGACGACTTCCATGGACGTAGCGGCTGCAACGTCAATCAGAACGTCACGTGTCAGGATGTTAATATCAGAATAGGCAACGCGGATAAGCTCCCGGCTGTCCTTGTTTAGGCGACTCATGCGCCTGATTTGTGCATCCCTGCGTGGCGTCCCTGCCACATCGACTTCCAATGTCAAACGCTTTAAATCCCTGCCAAGCTGGTCCAACCTAGCGTCAATCCGTTTCTGCAAGCCCGCGTCCACGCGCGCCAATTGAACATCCTGCGCAATGAAGTCGTCTTGTATCTCTTCAGACGTTGATTTCGCCATTACTTTTTGCCCTTACGCTTGAAGAACTGCACCTGCCGTTCTCGCTTTACGGCGCCCGCCTTGGTAGGAAAGCACCCAAGGTTCTTGTTCCCCTTTTTCGATATCAAACAGAACTGACCGCCCCGTTTGACTATCATTCTGCGCCTTCCTGTTCTTCAGTCTGCATTGACTGTACGCCCAAGGCGTGCACGTGTCCATCATTTTCCGAAGTTTGTGTGCCTGTCACTTCCCACCTGTGTTTGTGCCCTTCAATAACGTTGGTCCAGCCGTTAGCTTGTAGAACATGAACGTGCCCATCAGCCGGTCCTGTTTCGTCTCCGGGCGCATTCCCCTCTTCAAGTTCAGCTTCGGTTATGCCCGGCCGATCCATTCCCGGCGATTCAAGGTCCAACAAATCAATTTCCTGTTCTGCGTCGAAGTCGTCCGACAGCAGGTTGCGGCGTTTCAGCTCTTCCCAGTAGGTGACCTGACTGATATCAAGGCGGGCGCGCATTTGCCCAAGTTCCTTGATGTCTTCGGCGTCGCGCTGTGTGATGCTGAAATCCTTGAATAATTCCACGCTGCCGCCGGCGTCAGGACCCTTGCCCATGAACACCCCGAAGAAATCCAGCATGGTTTCCAGACCGTTTTCCAGCTCGCGGGCGAACATCGACAACGGGCTGTCGGCTTCTGACTGGTCAAGCGTGCGCGCCGTGGCGGTTGCCCTGCCCGACGGCTGCTTGCGTACCAGCATATTCAAGCCCAGCGACGACATACGTTCAATGAGGGTTTCAAGGTCCTTTTGCCCGGCGTCGATTCCCTTGCCCGACGTTTCAACGTACTTCAGGTCGCTGGAAATCTGCCCCTTGATAAAGGTCGTGGCGCCGATCGACAGTTTAACAACGCTGTCTTCGTCCCCCAACCCCGAACCGAACAGGATCGGCACCCGGGCAACGTGCAAGATGTTGCGCTGGTCGCTGTCCGACTGCCAGTGCGTAATATTCAAGTGTGCAACGTCCATCATTGCCGGACTGGCAATCATGAAATTGCGCTTGTTGGTATAAATACTGATAAACGGAATAAAGTCAAGCACCTGACCATTCGCGACGACTTCGTGGCTGTCGGTCAGCACCCAGTCTTCCTGACCATTGCCGATTTCCTTCAGTTGGTAGGTACGATAGAAGCCGGGTTCCAATACGCGGACCCTGTGTACCAGCGACTGTTCAAATTCGCTGACGTCTTCGTATGTCTTTTCCAGAATGCGAACCTGTGTCAGGAATCGCCGCCCGTTGCGTACTTCGGACTTCCAGCCGATAACCTGCGTGGCGTCATAGTGGATAGCGTACGGTCGGATATGGTCAACGCGCTCTTCAAGTGCCGTCGTGTCGGGTGAAGCCTGCGGATAGTCAACGAGAATGTGGGTTACACCGTGATTCAGTGCCGCTTCGCCGACCTGCCGGGTGAATACGTCAAGGTCGGTCGCCTGCCCGTCGATGTTGTCGCGGAAACACTGAATATCGTCCGGTACGTCGTCTTTCAAGGTGACCGGCTGTTTCAGTGGCTTCGACACCAGCTTTTCGATAGTGTCCTTGTATACGTTGGTCAGTACAGATTGATGCAACCGCGCGCGGTATGCGGCTTCCGGTTCGTCGGGCATTTGCGGTAGGAACCGCCTGCCGGATGCCCGCATTGCATCGGTGCCGCCCCATAGCGTGTCGACCAGTGACCAGTTAACCGACATCGCGTCATATGCGTGCGTCGGCGTAGCCACTAGGTTCTTGCTGCCGCCCGCGCTGTGCGCCGTGGTACTGCTATTCGCCCGGTGACCGGGTCCGCTGCTGTGTACGTTATGGGTCATAGGTACAATGTCTCGCTGATTGTTTGAACTTTGCGTACCGGGAATTCTTTGGAAATATAGTATCCCAGTCCGTCAGATAAATGGGTTAGCTTCGGGTCATGCTTCTTGTCAAGCTCGCCTGAACCGCCTTCCAGCAACCGCACGCCTTCGAAATCCTTCACCAGCATAGGCGCCACCACCGGGTCGACCATAAGGTGAATCCGTCCATTGCCGGATTTCAGTCTGGTATTCACTGCGTTGACTCGCGACCGCTCGCTTGGGTTAGATCGCGGAACGCGCATGTATACGCGCTCGCTGCCAAAATGGCTATATAAGCCATTCTTGACCAAGTCCCAGTCGTTGCCTTCAGTTGCTGACGTTTTTCTTGAACCACCTGTTGCGTCACCGTATACGTATATTCGGCCGGCGTGGTTCCCCCAATCGGCTATGAATTTATTAACGACAGCGGCTGTGTTGCTGTTGTTAGGTATATGTACTTCCCCGATTATACCAGTTCCGTGCTCTTCGGGTGCGATAGCGCCTGCAAACAGTTCAGCGCCGCCGATCGCAACAGGCGCTTCGGCTGACTGCCGGCGTGGAAAGCTCATTTCCTGCGCGACGGTCGCGGTGCCCGGGTTAACGTTGAAATCGAAACATAAAATCAGGTCACCATTGACATTATACCTATCTCGCAGGTTTGCGCAATGTAAATCTTCCTGAAACGGGTAATATGCCCGACCCTCGAAGTTCAGGAAGTCGGCTTCATACTCCTGCGCGAATGTCAGTGGGTCAAGGTCAAGGCGTGCGGCTTCGACCACGGCAGCCGGCAGGACTTCGGCTGACTTCCAGCGGAACCGGTCCCAGTCTGCCCGGATTGCGGCGTTGCGGTACAGGTCATAATAGTGGTTGCGCCCTTCCGGAACCCCCGTGAATATGCAGAACCCGCCCCGGTCTTCAAGTGCCGGGCGTACGTTTTCCGGCCAAGCGTGCGCTTTCATGTTGGCGTATTCGTCCAGTATGCCACCATCCCACGGCGTACCCTCGACGCGTTCGGGCTTATCCATGCCCACGACCCACAATGTGGCGCCGTTTATTAGTAGAATCCACAATTCGCTTTCTGATTTGTCCACCATAATGTCCGGATGGACCATCGCTTTCAGGTCCTTCCAGAATATACGCTTGGCTTGATCGCGGGTCGGCGCCCCGAAAAAATAGTTGGGCGACAGCCCGGATGCCTTCAGTGCCCGATATATGACTTTTCGCTTTCCAATCTCGGTTTTACCAGACCGGCGCCCGGCGGGGACGACCTGAAACCGCGCTTGCGACTTCCAGAATCGTTGTTGCTCAGCCACATAGCGCAGTGTGGTCCAGCGTTCAGTGAGCAGTGAACCCGTCTGTAACATCGTCCATTTCCTGAAGTAATGTTCTGATTTGGCTGGCTTTTTCTTCCACGCTGGCGCCCGTCGTGTCGTCGGCGAATATCTTGAACGCTTCGGCAAGCTTGTTGTTTGCATGCATGCGGTCGTACAGCTCAAGTTCCGGACCGTGCTGCGTGTGCTTTATTTTCTTGATGCACATACGCTGTTCTTTGGTCAATTTGTCAAGTGGAATGAGCATTGAACATTCGCTGCCGACCACGAAATAGTCGCCATAGTCAGCATTCGCAATGACGGCATACCGCGCCATGATCCGGTCCCGGGTTTCCATCGCAGTTGTAACGGCGGCGACTTTGTCGTGCACAATGACCGCTGAAATGTCCGGTTCGATAAGCCATAGCTGCGCCTCTTCAACCGTGATTTCGGCTGCCTTGGCTGCGTGCTCGATATTCCCGGTGTTTACGTACGCGTGCGCGAACCACCGCTGTTTTAATGTAAGGTCATGCATCCCGCAAAACTTCCTATAAAGAGAATACCTACTATACTACACGATTTCGAAACCGGAAATCTACCAGGGCGCCGAAAAATGCAAGCGTGGTAGGTAATTACAGTAACTTATTGATTATTTATAGTGAACTGTAGTAATTGTGGATAACTATTCATCTGGTATACAATATACAATTACGCAATAGTACAAATCCTTGGAGTATTCCATTTAGTATACATAAGAATGTATTGTAAACCATGGATAAATAACAATATTATAGGGTCATATACTAGTATACTACCCAAAATATATTTTTTGACCTCAAAAAGACAACTCTTGTTTTTGGTCTAGTATATAGTATTTCTCTTATAGGAAGTTTTGTCCGACTATCACGAATAGGTGATAATTAGCAGCGCTTTCAGTCACTTCCTTATTTGACCGGGTCCCGGTTTCGGCCAGTTTCCAGCCTTTTGATGGTATACGATTGCTTTCTGAATGCTGACCATTTCGTATTCCGATAAGGAAATCTTACCGTTTTCAATGCTATACAGTGTCGTGCGGGAAATATCCAGTAATGCCGACATGTGTTCGGCGTCCAGTCGGGCACGTCGACGCATCAAGCGCAGCTCTTCCCCGGGTGAAGGTATGTGCGGCAGGGTCCAGTCGTCAATCCAGCGCAGCGGCCACGCGCAGCCCTTTTCGATCAGTTGAACCGTTTCCCGGGAACAGCCAATTATATCCGACGCCGCGTACTGGCTCAGCCCATTGCGCCGGCGCCACAGCCAGAACCGCTCAAATACTGTGAGCGTCATCTATGCGGTTCCCCGAACGTTTCGACAATCCACCAAACGATCAGCGCGACCGCGACCGAAATCACCAACCACATGAAACCATGCACAAAAGAATCAATTACCTGTTTCATTAGTCCACCATTATGCAATAAAAACATCCACTTATGAGCCGTTATTTTTTATATGCAGTTCCGAACCCAACTCCTGATAAACAACCAAATTTCAAAGATTGTCAACCAAACGGACGCCAATTAACAACCTTGACGGAACCCAGCCTGTTTTGCCGGTCTTGCAGCAAAAGCACTCGACGTCGTACCCCTGCCCGATGTCTTCGCGCCATTGTCCGGTCAGCCGCAGATAGCCGGCTTCCCCGTCGATCGTCTTGCCGTTCGGCAGTGCCACGCCGGCGCCTTCAAGGTAATAGCACTCACCAATACGCTTGAACGTCAGACCGCTGTGCTTTTTCATGGCAGCCTTTACCCAATCAGGCGCGCCTACCGCCGGCGCCGGGAACCGTCCCTGTATCACCGTGGCCCCGCCGGGCTTCAAGTCTTCACCAATCATCAGATCGCCCCAGTATGTAATCAGGTCGCCGCGTGTCGTTCGGCGGACATACCGCCAGAATGCGCCAGCCTTCGTTCGAGTGCCTTTGAAGTTCGTCGGTGCAACAGTCTTCAATATATGTCACGTTTCGGACAGACAATAACCCCACGTTCGCAACGGAAATCATTGAAACCTGTGGCGCCGCCGCCTGTAATGGGGACCCCCGGTCGGCGTCATAGTGCAACCCCTTCAACCGACCGATCGTAACCTTCACCCCGGCTTCAGTCAGTGCTTCAACGTCCCGTTCGTCGCAGATCAGTTCGCCCGGCCACCAGCTCGCAAGGGCTGTCTGGGTGTACTCGAACGGCAAACCCAGTGCGGGCACCGCCTCGCGCAGTGTGTGATATGCTTCTACTGCCAACTCAAGGGCTTGAATACTCGCCCGGCCGGCATAGTCAAGTTCTACTTTCGCCAAAAACATGTCGTCACCTCCAGCGCCGCAGCTCTTCAAAAAGAATATTCTTGCCCGTGTGTAGGATGCCCTTAACGCTCAAGAACTTGATTGCGCTACAGAACCGGTTCCAGTCGTCTTTCCGTGTTGTGCAATTACTCATAAACCTTGCCCTCTTTTCGAAATCGTTTGTTCATCTGTCGGCCAGCCACCATACCCCGTTGTGTGCTCACGCGCAAACGATACCATTAATAACGCTATCAGCACCAAGCGGACAATCATACTGACAGCGCGCCCCACACCAGCAGGACCACCACGACCACGGAGAATACGCCGGCGGCAGCCTTCAGTCCGGTCGACTTCGGCGTTACCGGCAGCGCCAACCCCGGCGCCGCGTCAGCCATCGCCCGAAGCTTCTGCACGTAATCAACTTTCGGGCTTTCGCCGTACACGAACACGAACCGGTCTGCAACCCAATTCAAAAACTGTTTGTCAGTCATGTTTCGTTACCTTTTCAATGTGTTGTATGGCGTGCGGCGGTATCCAGTACCGGCGATTCAGATAATGCATAGGCACCACGTTCAACGACACGTCAACCCAGAATCCAGCTCTGAAATCGGCAACGCTTTGACCATCGGCGAAATACTCGCGCCCCTTGAACATGAAAAAACACCGCATTATCATTTCGTTTCCTTTGGGAACCCGCCCCCGCGTGCAAGGCGCTTTAGAAGCCGCTCTTCAGTCATTTCCGGCTTGAAGGGGTCACCGTCGCCCGGCGGTTCAATCGCCAGCCACGCCTTGTCAGCTTCCCCCCGGCGCCACAATATGCCGTCATGTGTCAAGGCATACACGATTTCGATCCGTGAACCCTCTATTCGCCCGGACTGAACAACCTGAAAGTCGGTTATTCGACGCATTCGATCCATTCCACGGCTTCTAACGTAATTGGATAGTGCACGCATGACAACCTTACAATGTAAAACGCGTGATGATCAGCGGCCAGCGTGTTCTTGACCAACCTACCAGCAATTTCCGTGCCGGATATTTCATGCATCCTAACGTTTTTGTCGGCGTTCCGCTTCAGGAATTCAATAAGTGCCGGCGCCCCGGCATAATGCGACCACTTCTGCCGGCTCGACTTCGTCGTGTACGCCTGCGATTCGGCAACCATGGCGTTCTGTATGCAGGTATACGCCTCAATTAACGCCGCCGACTGTTCTGTGCCGGGCTGTACGCCCGATCCGAACGCGCCGACCATGCGAGTCAACGCTTTCAGCGCCGGTCCATGTTCGATGTCAATTTTCAGTTCAGCTTTCGCCATGTCGTTTCCCTTTCTGTTGGTTTACATTTCTATATAGTGTGTGGTGGTTTGCCATCTAAGCTAACCCGCCAAACCTTGACGTACGCGCCGGGCGCATTCCTGC